CTTGTATACCGTAACCAATACGTGTTGCAAGTTCATTTAATTTTTCCCAATAAGAATGACCAGCCAAAGATTGTTGAGTAAATCTAATTGAACTTGGAGTAACTTTTGGATTTAATTTAAATTTTGTAGCAATATCAATTGCAATTTCACTGGCTGTTTTATTTATCCAAATTTTAGATGCACGTTCTTTTAAGGGGTAAGAAGCACCTACGCATAAAATTTTTACGCTTCTATCAAATTGTTGAGAAACAACGTGTGAAACATTTACTGTATAACCAGTAAACCTTCCAGATACTTTGTCGTTTTTCCAAGTTATCTCTACTGGCACACCCGTTTTTATTGCATCAAAATAAGCACTATTAAATAGTGGATACCGTAGTTCTACTATATCGTGTTTTCCCATTTCTTGATAAATAGTTATAGATCTTACTGTTCCAGTTATACTAGGAAAATCTGGGTAAGAAACTTTAAAAGAATTATGAAGTCTGTCTTGTAAATGAGGGTCACGCATTTGGAATCCTTAATTGTGTTCCTGGAGTTATGCTAAAAGGATCTAAAATTTCAGGATTAATGTCCATAATTTCCCACCACATAGATGGATTTCCTAAATATTTAGTTGCTAAATTATCTAAACGGTCTGTCTCTACCCAATTATAATAAAAATAAGATTGAACATAGGTAGACCAATTTCTTAAAACAACAAGATCATATTGTTGTTTTCTGGGATTCCACGTCTTAGTAAGAGTGCCATCTACATACCTGCTATCTAAAAATATCATTAGTATCCTTATCTAGACATAGAGTCATCGTTGAAACGGGAACAAGTAACGTTTAAATAAGAAAGAGTAGGAACCATTCGATCGTTAAATAACGCATGAGTTACATCTAAAGAACTTATACGAACTAGATATCTAAGGCTGCTACCCAAGTGCAGTTGCACCGCAACACCCTGTAACCAACCAAAGTCTGCTGTACGTCCAGGTAAAAGCACACTATTAAAGGTTGAGTTTATTCCCATAATTGTTCTAAATAAATATTCCAAGTCATACATGGTTCCTTTTCTATAAATTTCTGCTAATTCATCATTTTCAGTTCTACCTGCTGGTTTTTCCCAAGTTGGATAAGGACTTTTTAATCCTGGAATTAATCCATTCGAATCTAAATAATTCATATCTAAAGTTCTATTTAATAGTAAAGAAAAAGATATACGGCTATTTTGTAGAGCCTGAGTAAAAGCATTTCCACCAGCATCAAGACCTGCTCTTACACCTTCCCAGTTCATTCCCTCTGCAACTCCCCATCCCATAGAAACTTCTGTAGGATTATATAAAAATTTAAATCCATAAAGATTTGGATCATAAGAATTACCAGAAGAAGCAACGTTGTTTGCATAATTAGAAGCAGTTGCTCTGTCCATTTGAATAACACCTTTAGCCCCAAAATTATTAGACCAAGCATCTTCTCCTTGACCAAAATTTCCAGGAGCATTTGTTACACCTGCAATTTGTTCTTGAGGACCGAGTGAATTAAAATAAGCATATTTAACCATCGGAGCATTGTAGTAATAACCTCCTTTTGGAGGTGGCGGCCCATCATTCCCATTTAAATTTGCAGCACTTGCTGCTGCTTTAATTGTTGCTGCATTTAATTTTGCATCACTAATTATTTTGGCTGCTTGTTTTTTAGCCTGTGCTATTTGTTGAGAAATTTTTTGTTGAGTTGACACCTTTAACGCAGCAGCAGCGGCTTGTTCTTTTGCTAATGCTGAACTCTTTGCATTGTTTGTTACTACTAAAGATGGAAGTCCAAAAAATACAGATCCTGGTCTTGAATATTTTCCTGGGCCACTATTTTCAGACATTACTTACTCCCCATTGCAGATAGGTCTTTATCTTGCATTAATAACTCTTTAATTCTTTTAGCAAATGCAGTTGCTTCAGCCTCAGAGGCTTTGGCAATTGTAAGATTAATATTTACAGTTTTTGATCCACCACTTATACTTGCTCCAGAAGTATCTCTTGCGCCTTGAAAAGTTCCCCAAGGAGATGCTGCAACAGCGGCTAAAACAGCAGATGAACTCTTTCCTTCTTTTAATGCTGATAGAACTTGACCGTAGTTACCATTTTGAAGTGTCTTAACTGTTGCATCTAATCCTTGATCTTTTGAAAGGTAAGATTGAACCCCAACAGAGTTCATTGAAGTAGAACCAGGGGCTACTTGAGTGGTATTTAATGGATTATAATTAGCAGAATTTTTTCCAAGACCAGTGGCTTTACCGCCACCGCCGCCTTCAAACTTCATCCAAGTTGTAAGTGCTGCAAGATTTTCTGCTGTTACTGGCGCACCAACTCGTTTAAGGATATCAGTTGCAAATTGTTTTTCATTAGCATTACCTTCTATAGGAGATGGCAATTTATTTTGATCTATAACTTTATTTCCAACTTTTACAGGATTTACTACACCCATAGTTGCACCTGCAATAGCACCTGCTACTGCACCTCCAGGTCCCATAGCAGCAAATCCAGTTGCAGCACCTTCTCCTATATCAAATGCTTGATTACCAACTTTACGAACTGTATCTGAAACTGGTAATTTATTTAAAAGATTTTGCGCCATTTCAAGCCCAGAGTAAGTTAAACCAGCAAGACCTGCCTTTTTTGCAACTGCTGCAGCCCCCGCTTTAGCGGTTGCAGTTACCGCTGCACCCCCACTCTTACCTACTATCCCTAATTTTTGAAGTCCTTTATAACCCAAAACAGTTAGGCCTACGGTTTTTGCAGTGTTTATTAATTCATTTCCTGCATTACCTGCAGATGTTCCAGAAATACCATCAAGAAAACCCTTAAGTTGAAGAAGAGCAGGTGGAGTTTTTTCTAATGCCGCATTAAAAACAACAAGAGCATCAGTTGCGGTTTTGAAACCTGCAAGCATGTCATCTGTTACCGTATCTGCAAGTTTTGCATTTGATGATTGTTGTCTGTAATAATCTGCTGCTGGATTATTTGCACCAGTCTCTTTTAATAAACTTGGTTTTTCTCCTTGACTAATTTGAGAAAGCATAGGACGCATTAATTCTTGAGTTGCTTGACTAAACCCAAGATCATTCATAACTCTATTTAATGAACCTTCACGTAAAGAAAATTCTTGTTGTGCTGTTGTTAATTTTTTAGTTCCATATACTTTACGATAAATCTGTGTTGCAATATCATCCATTGTTCTGGCTTTACCAGTTTTTACATCAAGAGTACTAATTCCATATTGATAAAGATTTGCACTCATATCACCAGTATGCAATCCACCAATAGCCATTGCCGCAGTTGCATTTGGCATGTTGTAACCAAGTGCTGCACCTTTTACCTCTCGCATTGATTGCAAGAAGTTTGCACCACCACTTAGTCCATATCCAAGACTAAGAACATTTGCTGCTGCAACATCTTCACCAGGACCTGTAATACCTCCGTTAATAGCACTAAATGATGCAGCAGTTAAAGCACCTCTAGTCATTCCTGGCATACGTCGTGTTGCATTGTAAAAACCAGCAGCACGAGGCATTACAGTTGACATATCTGGAAGACCAGCAAATGCAGCAGATGCAACGCCTAATCCAATTTGTGTGCCAACTGTTCCTGATAATCCTATTTTAGAAACTAACCACGGCATCTGCCCGCCGTTGCCAGAACCACCCGTACCATTACTAAACTGAGCATTAGATACGCCTAGTCCCATGTTGGTGCCCTGTCCAACACCAGAAGATAAAATATTTTTAACTCCTGAAAGAGTTCCGCCAACTAATCCCTTTACACGTCTTAAAGATTGTTCAAGTTGGTCCATCTCTTTATTGATGGATTTAAGTCCTTTTGTGGCACCCGAAAGGTCTTTTAATGGATCGTTACTCGCCATTTAAATTCCTTCCTACTCTTATTTTGGCAACTTCTAACCAATTTAATCTTTCTCTTTTAGACATACTTTTTATGTCTTCTAGAGACCAACCTTTATACGTCTGTGTTAATGCCGACCATTCATAAAATAGTTGACCATAACTTGTATTACTAGAATTGAAATAAGGATCCTAAATTAATAGGAACCAGTACCTCACTTCCTGTTTCTGGGTCTGTAACAACTACGTCTTCAAATTGAGGACCAGGTGCTCTTTTATTAATTGCTTCAATAATTGTTCTGCGGTCAATAACACTCAATGCTTGAACTTGAGCAGCACTATACACTGGAGCAGAATCAATTTGAGTAACTGTTCCTTCTAATACGATAGTGCTTAATTCTGCAGATGTTTTGTCCATGTTATCAATCATTTTCTTTTGAACAATTCCATCTGGAAGACGAACAGTAAATTGACTCTTTTTACCTTTAACAGTAAACATACGATCATTTAATGGATCAGTAAGAATTTTGTTTTTAATATCGGCAGTTATATCAACCTCTACTAATTTTTCTTCATTGTCTACAAACACTGGAATTTTAACTTTGTTACCAAACGTAACTCTTAAAATCCCAAGCAAGAGAGCATCTCGATCTCCAATTAATAATTGATCAAGCATCTTTTCATCTGCTTTTTCATCACCAATTTTCACTGTTCCACGTTGTAAAATAATCATTAAGGCTTTTCCAATATTAGTTGTTTTTGCAATAGCCTCTTCATCTCTACCTGTAAGTTCACGAACTTCAGCAGTTCTGATAATCTCCCCAGTGGCTGTAATAAAGCCACCAGGAAGATCAACAGTTGTATCCGAAGGTGAATTGATTTCAGGCAGTACTTCCTTTGGCGTTTCATTGAGCGCCTTGTTTAACATATCGTTTGCCAATGCGGGATTAACCGCTGCATTAATTGTGTTCGTCATTGTTATCCTTTTGTTAGATTATGCTGGGAATGCTGCTGCTGAAGTTGTTAGGTTTGCTGCCCAGTTAACATCAAAGCCCTCATGGACTAGAGTCATCTG